ACCAGCCATCATACCTGATATGGCTTTAAACATACCACCCATACCCATTCCATCAGCAAGGGTTTGCATCATATCCAGTGGTTGCATAAAGGATTCCATTCCAAATAATTGAGACAATCCTGGTACGTTAGCAACACCTGGTATTAATGCTGCTGCAGCACTTCCGATCATCTGACCCATATTACCTTGTAAGAATTTACCTATCTTACTGCCCTTGAACATGTCACTACCACCAAGAGCACCCAATCCAGCACTTAATGCACCACCAACACCACCTTCAAGGAATCCCATTCCAATCTTACCAATTGGACCATCCAAGAACTTACCAATAGCAGATGTTGGTCCGAATGTACCTGGGAAGAATCCACCTAATGCACCCATAGCAGGTGCTATAGCACCCATTATATTTCCTTGTGCCAGAGACATAACAGCCTGAGCACCATATATGAAAGGTGCTGCTGGTGGGAATATAATAGGTGCGACTTGCATTATCGCTCCTAAAATAGGGGATGAAGCAACACTTTTTACTACATTCGTAAC